ACAAAAAAGCCCGCGCGATGCGGGCTTGATTGAGGTGGCGATGTTATTTCAGGTAGTGGTTGATGGCCAAGGTCACGCCAAGACCAAGCAGCGCAGACGCGTAGTAACCAGTATCAAACATGGAATGAAAGACGAACGGGGATATGCATAGTCCAATGATCATGGCCAAGGTGAGGTTTTTATTAAGCCGCCCCTCTTCCTTATGCCTTTCTGCCCTTATCTCTGCCGCAACCTGCTTAACCATTTTTTCGTGTGCATCCTTGTCCACTAGATCACTCCTTCACGTCCCGGCGCAGCTCGACCATGCGGCCGAAGATAATCGCGTCCTTGATTGGCACCACGCCCAGGCGCTGATCATCGGTGACCAGCGTAATGCCAGAGAGGCCGTCGAGCGCCTTCAGCAGACGATCCTGCTCGCTGCTGACTATCCTCGCCAGCACCACGTCGTTGTGGCGTGGCGTCCGGTCGGCAAGATCAATAACGCAGATGTCGCCGCTCCTGATGCCTGAGCCAGCGAGGTTGTCATCGTTGGCAATCACGCCAATCAGCTGGCCATCGTAATCGCTGTATATGGTGCCGCGCCCATCAAGGGTGTGCAGGGCGTCAGTTGGGTGCTCTGTGAGGTCTGACATTTCCCATACCGCTACTTTGCCGAGGTGCGTGTCTGCTACATAAGTGCCGCTCTCTTTACCTGTATAGAGCCATAGCGGGTCGCATCCGAGCGCCTTGGCAATGGAGAGCAGGCTGCTGACGCGCAGATCCTTGAGCGGGTCAGACAGCAGAACGGATATCACCGCTTTGCTCACGCCTGACTTGCGCACCAGATCGGCCTGGTTCCAGCCGCGCTCATTGAGCATGTATTTCAGTCGATCTCTGAAAGAGGTCATGTCGCACTCGTTCGAATAAAAAAACACTTCCTCATTTTGTCCTATTTCTTGTGCGCTATGCCGATGGTTGACTTGTTCGGAAAAGCGAACCAAAATGGGTTCTGTATTACCAGTATCCATCAAAGGACCCCGACCAATGAAGAAAGACCAAGCCATCCAGTTTTTTGGCGGCAGTAACGCCATGGCGCGTGCCGTTGGCGTGACCAAAAGCACCGTATCCGAATGGCCCGAAATCATCCCGGCCAAGTATGCCACGCGCATCCACTTCGCCTCCGGCGGCAAACTTGATTTCTGCCTTGAGGATTACCGCCCGGAGCAAGCCGAAACCCAGCAGGCCGCCTGACCAACGGCCAGCTTTACCCAGACCACCAGAGGACCAACCAAATGGGACGACCAGCCCTGTCTGATCACGAAAAAATGGACGCCGTTTCACCCCTACGGGTGCGCGGCACTGTCGGCCACCGCCAGGTGTGGCAGGAAGTCGGTGCCGAAGTTGGCATGACTGAAACCGCATTTGCCCGCACCTCGCTGCTGATGCTGCTCAATTCCATATCAAAGCATGAGCCGCAGATACTGGCGAGAGCCGTCAAACGGGCCAATCGAAGCCTTATCGAGCAGGGTTATCCGCCCGTCACTGTCGAGGAGATCCTGAAAGGGGATGGCCTGCCAGAGCGCGGTCTGCTGACCTTCTCGCCAGAAGATGAGGCCGCGTATGACGAAGAGCGCCCCAAGAAGCCGGTGCAAAAGCTCATCGGCCTGATCAATTTCGTTTTAGGGAGATAACTGCAATGACTATCAACGCCAGACCGCCACGCCCCGCAGCCCAGCACGTCAGCGAACGGGACAACATCATTTTGAAATCCGTTATCCATGAGTTGTCGCTCGAGCTGGACACCTCGCTGATCCCGACTGCGCACGCTGCTGGCACCGACAAGACAGCCGTTCGACTCTCCAGGGAGCTGATGGCCCGAAAAATCGAGCGCGCCGAGCAACAAGCCTGCGCATAAACACGCTAATCACGGCCCGCCTCACCACCGGGCTTAATCAGGACCTCAAAAATGACCATGAACCCAATGGCCCCGCTGGGCCACCCCCTTTGTGCCGATCTGGATCACCGCCCAATTTGTGGCTGCGAGCTGCGCACCGGTACCGATGAGCATGCCTATGAGTGCCCCGGCTGCGAGTATACGGAGCGGGAGGTAGTGGCATGAAAGCCATTATCGATGCCGCAGTTAACCCCATGGTTGAGTGGGTTACGCAGGGGTATGGCCTCTGCTGCTAGCTGTCGTGGGGAAAAGACAGTACCGCCGTGTTAGTGCTGATGCTGGAGGCCATGAAGCGAGCCAAGGAGGAAGGGGTAACTCTGCCTAAGTGCTTCGCCATCACCAGTGATACCACCATCGAGAACCCGGCGCTGGATGCGTACTTTGAGCACATGGCTGGCGAACTGGAGATGTTTTGCACCAGAGAGGGGCTGCCAATGGAATACCATCAGGTATCCCCGCCGCTTTCAGCCACCTTCCACTATGTCACCGTAGGTCGCGGAAAACTGCCGCGCTACCCTGGTATGAGCCGGGATTGCAGCGTTGACTGGAAGATTGAGCCCATCATCAAGGCCAAGAAAGCTCTGGCCAAGGAGGCTGGACACCAGGTCATCAGTCTGGTCGGTACCCGCTTTAGCGAATCTGAGGAGCGCGAACAGCGCATGACCGAGCGAGGAGATGAGGCCGGTAAGATCCTCACCAACCCAGATGGTGACCTGTACGCTACCCCGATCGCCGATTGGGATGAGGTCGATGTCTGGACTCTGCTCCAGAAGTGCGATCAGCGTATGGGGCGCCAGCTGATTACCTCATTCAGCAAGCACTTTGACCTGCTGGTGTCGCTCTACAAGGACGCGAACGGCGGATGTGTGTCTGGCATGGCGGACAAGCAGCTCAACAGCTCAGCCTGTGGCGCGCGGTTCGGGTGCTGGGCCTGCGTCGCTACCGGTGACCGCGACAAGTCGCTGCAGGCCATGATTGCCAATGACCGCGACACCTATGGTTACCTGGAGCCCATTGCCAAGCTGCGTGACTGGATGTTTGGCATCCGTTGGGATATGTCCCGTCGTGAGTGGCTCGGGCGATCGGTTGATCAGGAGACTGGCTATATCGTTCTGCAGCCTGACTACTTCAACTTCGTCACCCGCCGCGACTTGCTGCGCTTCATGCTGACTATCGACGCAGATGAGTGCGCGTGGGCTGATGAGCATAACGACGGTTTCCCACGGTTTCAGCTGATCAAGCCGTGGCAGCTGGTTGTCATTGATTTCATCTGGTCGGTGTACCGTGATGCTCGCCACGCATTCGGCGCGCTGTATGAGTACCACAACATCATGCGTTGCGGCCGTCGCTATTACCCGCCATGCACACTGCCGACCCAGCAGGTGAAGATCCCATCCAGGCGCTGGTTCAAGCCGCCAGAGGGGATTGCTCCGCCGCACGGCATTGGCGGCCTGACAGACCCAGCACACATCTACGCAATGCAGCACGCTGGCATTGATGCGCCAACCATTACCGATCGCCTGACCGGCAAGGAGAAGCCCATCCTGTCCTTTGAGGCATCGCAGGAGATGGCTATCGACAAAACGGCGGCGCTTGAGTGGCTTGAGCACTTCATCAGCAACCCTATAGCCATTGACTGCACGGGGGAGGACCCGGCAGAGGCCATCAAGTTCTATCTGCACAACCGGATCGTGACCATCAGCAAAGGACAGCCTGCCAGCCTGGACGAAATCATCCAGCGAGCCGAGTTCTGGCAGCGCCTGCAGCGCAAGCTCGGGGTAATGGATATCCAAGCCTATGCGCTTGAGCACTCCATCACTGACGACGAGCACAACGCCATCAAGGGCAATTTCCCTGTTGAGTTCCAGCTTGATCTGTTTCGGGAGTACGCAGCATGAACACCGTTATCAAATTCCCGGGGCCTAGCGCCCCTCAAACCACCCAGAAGGAGGTTCGTGTGGCTGACCTTGATGATGGGTATACCCGCACGGCGAATGAGATCCAGAAGGCCAAGTGCAAGCTGCGCATGGCGGGGAGAGAGCTCAATGTCCTTGATGCGGTGATCTACTCCACCTATGGCTGGAACAAGAAGCGCGACCGCCTCACAAACACCTATTTGGCGGACCTGTGCGACATGGACCCGTCCGATGTAAACAAGGCCCTTCTTGTGTTGGCTCGACGTCGCATTATCACTCTTGAGAAGCTCGGCCATATGAAAATTGTAGGCGTAAACAAGGTGATCAGTGAGTGGGTATACGCCAGAGAAAAGACCCAAAAGGGTATTGGCAATTTCACCAAAAAACCGGGCAATTCTACCCAAAATGATGGGCGTTTTGACATTTCAAATCAGGTGAAAACACCCAACACCCAAGACAGTCTTACCCAAGACAATATAAAAACCTCTTCGTCGAAGAACGCTGACGCGCTCCCCGACGCCGGAGCTGTTGAGTCGGTTTCTGCTGCTGTCGAGAAGATCCGGCCAGATGCTGCCATCCAGACCCCGAGCGGGAAATTCTGGGGCACTCAGGATGACCTGACATGCGCTGAATACATCCACGGCAGGGTGCTTGTGGTGAACCCAACGGCCAAGGCCCCCAACTGGGCGCAGTGGGCGAACGATATCCGCCTGATGCGAACCCAGCTTGGATACACCCATCACGATATCTGCTCGCTGTTCAAGTGGGCCAACCTTGACCCGTTCTGGTCAGCCAACGTGCTGTGTCCAAAGACCCTGCGCAAGCAGTGGGACAAGCTCACTGCCAAGCGTGCTGGTGTGGTGCGCCAGCCGGTACGTGGTGAAGAGTGGGATCTGACCAAGACCATGACCGCCGACAAGCTCAACCAGATGATTCAGGAGGGGTACTGATGACCATGAGACCGTTAAGCGAAGTCCTGGCAGGCATGCCGAGTGAGTTACCTGTCACGCCAGTGCGCCAAGTGGCTGCCGTGGTTACCGAGCGCGACACCCAGGTCGTGAGCAAGCTGATTGAGCAGCTCAAGGTGATTTTCCCTGCCTGGCAGCGGTCATTTCCCACGCTCGAGATGCAGGAACGGGCTCTGCGGGAGTGGACGGTTGCGCTGGTTGAGGCCAACTGCACCAGCCGTGATCAGCTGAGTCAGGGGATGCGGGTTGCGCGCTCTCAGGAGATCCCGTTCTTCCCGGGGCCTGGGATGTTTATCAAGTGGTGCGAGATCACACCTGAGTCGATGGGGTTGCCGTCGCTTGATACCGCTCTGGTCGAGGTTCGCACCAGGCGTTACACCCATCCAGCCGTCGAGCTGGCCGCCAAGGCGACGAGCTGGGAACGACAAACGCTCAGCCTGGATGATTACCGCCCAGTATTCGAGCAGGCATACGCCCAGCTGCTGCGCCGGGTTGTTGCTGGAGAGGATCTTGGGACTGAGGTGCGCAAGGGGCTGCCAACGCGTGAGCAGGTCCAGCACAGCCCTGAGTATTACCAGCAAGCCGGCCAGCGCGGCGTGGAAAGCCTCAAGGCCCTGTTCAAGCGTGGAGGGATGGCCAATGTTCAATCTTGACGTGATCGCCGCGGTCAAGGCCGCGAAATTCTGCCGGGTGGTGGTCTATCCGGCCATTCGTGGATGGTGCGGGGAGCGGGTGCTGCTCGAGGTGGCAGACGAAATCGCCGTGCTGGGGCACACAGATTGCCAGCGCGGGGCAGGGCACTGGCTGGTGCAGGACACGACGCCTGAGCAAGTGGCGGAGGAGGTCGAACGGCTGAGAGGCGCGCCAGTGCTGGTGTTGAGAGGTGGTGTTGCAAATGGAGCTGTGGATAACTCTGGAAAGGAGGCGCTTGCCAACCCGTGACAATCGGTATATCGCGCCGTAACATGTTTCAGGCCGGACTTAGACCACCCGGCTGTTTGACCAAAAGGACCCGACCATGACCGCAAAATCGAATACCAGAGATCTATC